GCGCGTATGCGTCGACGGCGGCCAACCTGCAGGCGAGGACCCTGCCGCCGGTTCCGGTCAACACTGTTCTGCCGGTCGCCTGCGGCCCCGCTCCCCTGGTGGCGGGCGCGGTTCTCTACGCCGACCCCGGCTTCTGGACGAACGCGCCGACCTCGTTCAACTATCAGTGGAAGAACCATGGTGTGAGCATCGTGGGCGCGGGTGCTCAGACCTACACCGTCAAGGCCGCCGACCTGCCCGCCGCCATCCAAGTCCAGATGTCGGCGAACAACGCAGCCGGGGTGTCGGGCGCCGTCGTCTCATCCAACGCCCTCTCCTGAGGCGGCGATGCGCCGCAGCGGCGGGAGGAACGGCGCGCTGGCCTTCTTGGCGTGGATCCCGCAGTAGCCCCGGCCGGTGTCGTCGACCCAGGTCGCCTTGAAGCTGCAGCGCACCCCCGGCCACTTGGGGCCGAGGTTCACGTCGGCGATGCAGCGCGCCCGGTCCACCTCCTCATGCATGGCGCGCATCCGGTCCTTCCGGCGTGTCGTCTACCCGAGCGATCCGACCAACCATCGCCTCCCGGCGACCACTGTCCCCCAAGCACAGCGGACAGCGCATCGCCTCCTCAACGGGCCGCTCCGTCACCATGTCGTACTCGCAAACACGGCAGCGCCAGTACATGAAGCGATCGGTGTATGGGGCCGTCATCGCGGCGTCGACACTGCCCAGAACGCCAGCACCACCCCTGAGCCGGCCAACGCCGCCACCAAGAACGCCGCCAGCCAGTCGTTCACGGCGCCGCCACCTGCATCGCGATCACCATCCCCTCGCCGCGGCCGACGCGGACACGCCCCTGCACGACCACGGCCAGGCATGCGCCCAGGTGCTCGTCGTCGCTCTTGAACAGCATCCTCGGCCGCAGCGCCCGCAGCAGGAACGCCAGCGCCTCGCACTCCTCTCGCGTCACCTCGCCGAGCGGCGCCAGGTAGGCGCCCAGGGCGCGCCTCGCCCCTCCACCTTCACCAGCGGGTTGTACGCCCAGTCCTGGCGAACGCCTTCCGCGGATCAGGGTGAGGGCGACCTCCTCGCGCGTGTCGCCCCACAGCCCGGTCTCGACCATCAGGTCGAGGTGGCCGCTCATCTGCGGCGAGAGTTCAAAGCTGATCGTGACCCCGTTGGTGTCATCTGTCGTCATGCGTCCGTTCCTTTGCTTTAGGATCCGCTGTCGCGCGCTCTGTCGATGTTCGCCGCCTCCACCATCGCGCTGGCGATCTGGCCTGGCAGCGCCATGAGCCGCGCGACCTCGGCCTCCAGCTGGCCGACCCTCGCCTCCGCCGCCTCCGCCCGCGCCGTCGCGCCCTCGGCGTTCCCCAGCCAGAACGCCAGCAGTTCGCCGAGGTGCTTGACCCGCACAGGATCATCATCGGCCACCTCGGCCAGCGCCTCGTCGGCGATCTTAGCCAGCACCTTGCGGGTGGGTTCGCTCATCGGGTTCATCGGGCAGTCCCTCTTCCGTGGCCCCCGGAAGTGATCCCCTCAATGCACGCTTGGGCGCCGCTCGTCGGACGCCTGGATCGCCACCACGACGCCGCTGGCCATCGCCTCCAAAAGCATCTGGAACTTCTGCTCGTGCAGTTCGGCGATCCGCCGCCAGCGAGCCGCCATCTGGTAGGCCACGCGACGCGCCGCGATCTGACCCACCAGCGCGAACGTCCAAGTCAGCGGGGTCAGGACGTTGTGGTGAAGACCGATCGCCAGCCCGACGCTGCTGCAGGCGATCACCACCGTGCCGCCGTCGATGAACCACAGCAGGCGACGGTGCCCCGCAGGCATGACCGGGGGGAGGCCGGGCTGATCAGTCATGGTGCAGGTCCGGGTTGACGTGGGTCTCCAGCACTCGCCGGGCGCTGAACTCGACAAGCTGCAGCTTCAGGCAGATGCCCAACGCCTGCATCGCCCAGGCCCGCAGGCTCTCGATCCTGTCGAGATCCGAACCGACCAGCGGCATGATCAGGCCATCCCCATGCGGCCCGATGGCCGGGACGCCTTCGCCGCCGTCGGCCTCAGTGACGACCCAGGCGTAGAGGCGGTCGATGGTCTTGGGGCCGCTCATGCCAGCCGCTTCCCAGGCTCGGTCACCGTGAGCAGGAACACCTCCGAGAGCGGCGCCAGCACCGCCGCCGCTCGCGACACCAGCCGCTCCAACTCCGCCCGCGACTTCGCGCCCAGGGCCAGTCCGGGCTCGTCCGCGCTGAGCGCGCGCCACCACCCCGTCATCGGACACTGCCACGCGACCACCACATACGGGACCGGCGGCGCCAGGAAGGTTTCGGAGCCGCTCATGCCTCCGCGTACCCCAGCAGCGCCTCGGCGATCTGGGCGAGGGTCAGGCGCACGTTCGGACGGAAGTCAAAGTCCGGCGCGCCGACCTGAACGCCGCCGCCGATGAAGAAGTCGGGATAGTCGGCCTTGGCGTAGACCCTCCCCAGCGGCGTGAAGATGTGGCTGGCCAGCGGCCCCTGACCGATCGCCACCAGGGCGTTCAGTTCGAAGGCGATCTCAGTGAACCTGGCGCGCGCCCACGGCGTGTCCCAGGCATCGGGACGGGCCGGATCCACGCCGACGGTGATCACGAACGGCGACTTGAAGGGATCGCCGATCCACAGCGCGAAGCCGCAGTCGCGCGGGCGGAATTCATCGGTGAGCGCCGTGTCCGACGAGCGCCAGATGCACAGGAACGACTTGCAGTCGGCGGGGCGGCGTTCGTAGATCATGCAGTTGCGGCCCGGCGGCGCCAGCGCCGTCAGGTGGCGGCAGCGCTGGCCTGGAGGCTTGGCGAGAACATCGACGCTGGCCACCGTGCAGCAGAGGTCGCACCCCTCGCAGGTCCGTGTGCGAACACGCTTCATCGAGCACCCACCACCAACAACGCCGCCACGATCACGCCAACCGTGCTCAGCGACAGGTTGATCAGGCACACGAGGTAGAACCAGCGCCACTGGCGCCAGCCGGGCAACTCCCAGGGCGGCTTCAGCTTCATGTCGGGTGCTCACGTCCCTCCTTCGATCCACCGCGATAGCCGACGCCGACGATCGAGCGGGCGTAGTCCGCCGCCGCTTGGGTCGCCGTGTAGCCGCACTGGGTCAGGATGCCGTAGACGGCGTGCTCAGGCATCACGAGGTCCCGCGCCACCTGACTTGGCGCTTGGCCACCCTTGACCCGCTGAACGACGTCGTACCGCTGCGCGACGTACTGGCGCAGCGTCTGACCGCGACGGTTGGCCGCCGCCTCCATTATCCTGAACGACATCGAGGACGTCGGGCCTACGAACGCGATGGTGCGCGTGCTGTTGTCCACTTGGGCCGGCAGCAGCGACGAGTTGTCCCAGACCGGGCTGGCCTCGTCCTGCCACCACCACGGGCCGCTTTTCGGGACCTTCATCTTGCCGTTGACGCGCCGCATGAACTTCGAGGCTGTCGAGGTGTTCGCGCCGCGCTCGTCGCCGGGGAACACGATCTGACCCTCGGCGCGCGCCTTGGCCTGGAGCCGAAACACCACCTCGACGTGGATGCCGAGGCTGTCGGCGATGCGCTTGGGGGTCTCGCCGCGCAGGGCGCGTTCGATGATCTGGCCCTCGGTGCTGGTGGCGGTCAGGCGGTCGCCCAACAGCGGCGTCGGCGGCTCGGGCTTCTCGCCGCGCCACTGGATCATCGGCTCAGGCGGTGGTGCTTGGGCGGCCCACGCCTGGATCGGCGGCGCCGAAGCATGGGCGAGCGCCTGAGCGTGCGCCACGATGCTCGCCCGCACCGGGCCGGGAGGGATCGCAGAAAACGCCTCCACGAGTTCGACAGCGCCGGGCATGGCGAAGAATTGGGCGATCCGCGCCGGGTCGAGCATGTTCATTGGGCGGCTCTTTTCCGGTTTCCGTTGGCTGAGGCCAGCGGACCCCACGTCTTGGAGTAGCCCAGCGCGAGGGCGACGATCGTCATGGTGTAGTTTTGAGGTCGTCGCACCGACTTATAGAGCCAGCCCATGATCGTGTAGCGCGAGACCTTGTGCCCCAAACTTTCAGTCTCTTGCTCGATGTCTTCAGGACTTAGGCCGCTTTCACCAATAAGCCCGACAATGAAGTCCATGTCTGGATCTTTATCTATCCAGTTGTAAGATAGATAATTCGGCGTGGAGGGGATGAAATTCGGCCTCTTGGGGGCCGGTCTCCGCGCCTGTGACAGATAATGAGTGTCTGACAACCGCATTCCTCCTCTACCGCTCACCCTGCTGAGCGCTTTCTGACAAGTGTGGCTTGACTAGGTTGGTAAGTAAGCGCGCTGACCGCGTCGCGTCAATGACGGAAGAATTAGGACGGCCAGTGCAGGAAGTTAGCGAGGCGTCCTCTTCGCCTTCTCCTGCCTGGAGTGCCTGGCGCTCGGCGCGGGGTCGTCGTCGTCATCGGGACGTTCGGCCTTCTCCTCCGGCGCTGGCTCCTCCGCTTCGTGGTGCGGGGCGCTGGGCGCGTCGACTCCATGGGTCTTGGCGACCTCGGTCGCCTCGTCCTGCGTCAGCCGGGGCGGGTTGGCGCTGACGTCGTCGGCCAGCGCGTGTTCGAGGTTTGTCGTCCACTGCGCGAGGTCGGCTTTCGCGCGTACGAGACCCTGTACGCTGGCTTGGGTCACGGGGCTCAAGGTGGGTTCAGTCATCTGGTGGCTCCTTCTGGGACACGCCGATGATAACGCTTTCCCGCGTCCGAAGGCTTGACATCGGAGGTAAGTTGACAGGTTCCCGCGCACGGGCATAGGTTTCGCGCCCAGACCGGCCTCTCTCGGGAGAGGCCACGCAGCCATCCAGTCTGACCGGCCCGGCGTCGGCAACGGACTTCCCACCTTCAGGTGAGAAACCGTTGCCAAACGTCAACGCGCCTTTTGGCTTCCAAGACTCCGGTGGGCACGGCTCGCCGCCCACTTTCGAACAGCAGCAAGAGACGATCGCGTCGACGACGGCGCCGATCTTCACAGGCGATCCGGTCTTCCGCCTCGCGGACGGCACGATCGCGGGCGCGGCCACCGGGCCGGGTCCTGGCGCGGGTGTGCTCGCCGGCATCTTCAAGGGCTGCGAGTACATGTCCGTCGCCATGAAGCGAAAGGCCTGGTCGAACTACTGGCCAGCTGGCGATGTGGCGGCCGGCAGCGTGGCGGCGTGCTGGATCACCAACGCCGCGAGCGCCCGTTTCCGGGTGCAGGCCGGCAACTCGGCCGCCGTCGGGTTCGTGCAGGCCGACGTCGGCATGAACGCTCAGTTCGGCTACGGCGCCGGCAACCCCGCCAACGGGCTCTCAGGCGCGTACATCGACATGGCCGTCGCGCGCGCCGTCACCCCCACGCTGCCCTTCAGGATCGTCGCCCTCGTGACGGATCCGCCAGGCGGTCCAGGCACCCAGCCAGGCCCCTACAACTGGGCGATCGTCGCTTTCAATAACGTCGAGACCAAGTCTCTGACGGCGCAGGCATAGGGGACCGCGATGGCTGTCAACATAGCGGCTATCAAGGATCTCCTCTTCCCCGGCCTGCGAGGCGTCGAAGGTCGTTACGAGCAGATCCCCAGCCAGTGGGACAAGGTCTACACCCGGCACACCTCGAAGATGGCGTTGGAGCGCACCGTCGAGATGCGCTACCTGGGCCTCGCCCAGCTGAAGACTGAGGGTGGCCAGACCCAGTTCGACAACGCCGCGGGCGAGCGCTTCATCTTCAACCAAGAGCACCGCGAGATCGGCCTCGGCTACGCGATGACGCGCAAGTCGATCGACGACAACCTCTACAAGAGCCAATTCCACCCGTCGAACATGGGTCTGGTGGAGAGTTACCAGCAGACCAAGGAACTCTACGGCGCCAACCTGTTCAACGTCGGCCAGGTCTACGATCAGTCCATCGGCGGCGACGGGGTGTCACTGTTCGCGCCCAACCACCCGATCGACGGCGGCGTCTACTCGAACGTGGCCTCCGCGCCGGTCGATCTCAACGAGGCCTCCCTGCTGAACGGCATGGTGCAGGTCCGCACGCAATTCCGCGACCAGGCGGGCCTGCGGATGTTCAGCCGCGCCAGAAAACTGATCGTCCCGCCGCAGCTTGAACCTGTGGCGATCAGGTTGACCAAGACCGAGGCGCGTCCTGGGACTGCCGACAACGACGTCAACGCCATCCACTCCACCGCAGGCGGCCTGTCTGAAGGCTACATGGTGATGGACTTCTTGACGTCACCCTATGCGTGGTTCTTGCTGACCAATATAGACGGCCTCAGTTACATGACCCGCATAGCATTCGAGACAGATATGCAGGTGGACTTCATCACAGATAATCTACTGGTGAAGGCATATGAGCGGTATTCGTTCGCGTATTACAACCCGCGGGCGGGTTGGGCCAGCTATCCGACGTCGTAATACTGGGGAGAACGGCTGATGGACGTCCGTGGCGGCCAAATGAACCAAACGCCTATGAACCCCGTGTGGCCGGGCACGCGGTTCACCGGCCCGCTGCTGGCCGGCAACATCCTGCGCACGGGTGGCCCGAACCTCGCTGGCGTCGGCTCGCAGGACCAGAACACGCTGGGCAACGTCGGCTACGTCAAGATGGTGCAGGTCGGCCGCGTCACCCAGGCGGCCTCGCCAGGGCAGGCGCCGGGCGTCTTCGTGAGCCCCGATCTGATCATCCCCGCTCAGTCGATGCTGCTCTCGATCTCGTCCGTCGTGCTCGTCGCCTTCACGGGCGCGGCCTCGACGTTCGGGGTCGGCAACACGGTGTCCCCCACCACCTTCACGGCGGCGGGCGCGCTCACCGCGCCGCAGACCGCACTCATCACCGCCGCAGGAGCCGCGCAGCCCAGCTGGGTCAATATCGGCAACATCGACGAGCAGCTGGTCTTCACCTCAACCAACACGGGCGCGGGCGTGATGCTCGCCATCGTCGAGTACCTCCAGGGGATCAACGCGCCCTCCAGCTGACCACAACCAGAACCAAGGGTCCGACGATGAAGACGAAGATGCGCCGCCGTGGCGGGGCTGCTGAACCGCCCGCCAAGCACCACGAAAAGATGGAAGACCTCGACTACGCCAAGGAGATCGGCCCGGTGCGCGGCGAGCATGCCAGGGCCACGGGCGGCCGGGCGCCGCGCAAGGGCGGCGGCGGCGTCGGCGCCGACTCCAAGCCCTTCTCCTCGGCAAAGGGCGGCACGCAGGCTCCCGGTCGCCATACGATGAGCGAGTCGCGCGAGTAGGGGGACCATGGGCGCGCCCTTCCCCTATCCGACCCAGACCATTCCCGATCTGCCCCCTGCGGATCCCCTGACGGGCGATGAAGAGGTCTGGGCGAACCAGGCGGGCGAAGACGTGCGCGTCGCGATGAACGACATCGTGGCGATCGCCTGGATCGCGGGCGGCTCGACCACCGTTCCGCTGATCGATGCGGGGGCCGGCGCCATCGGCCTGGGTACGACCTGGGCGCGGGGCGACCACGTCCACCCGATGCCGCGGCTCGATCAGGTCCAGCCGCCCGCCAGCAGTTTCTCGATGGCCGGCAACAGCCTGCTTGGCGTGGGCACCCCGGTGAACGCCAGCGACGCGGCCACCAAAGGCTACGTCGATGCGCTGATCCAGGGCATGTCGCTCAAGCCCACCGCGAACTACGCCACCACCGCCGCCCTCCCTGCCAACACCTATAACAACGGCGTCTCGGGCGTCGGCGCGAAGCTGACCGCCACGGCCAACGCCGCGCTCTCCGTCGACGGCTCTGCGGTCGCGGCAGGCCAGGTCATCTTGGTCAAGAACGAGGCCAACGCCGCCAACAACGGCCTCTACGACGTGACCCAGCCCGGATCCGCGTCCACCCCCTACATCCTCACGCGCGACGCCAGCATGGATCAGTCCAGCGAGATAGCGGGCGCCCTGGTGTCGGTCGGGCACGGGGTCGCCAACGCCAATTCGCTGTGGCTGGCCAACCCATCGATCCCGGTGACGGTCGGCACGACGGCGATCCCCTGGACCCAGCTGAACGCCCAGACGGCGATCATCGCCGGCAACGGCATCAGCGTTGTCGCCAACACGATCAGCGCGGTGGGCGTCGCAGGCCAGATCCAAGTCACCGCGTCGGGGATCGGCATCGACCCGGCCTACATCGGCCAGGCCTCGATCACCAAGGTGGGGGCCATCACCGCGCCGTCGATAACCGGGGCCACGCCTGGGGCCATACTGGACTCGTTCGTCATCGATGCCGGGACGTTTTGAGGCGCGGAATATTCCGCTTTGTGTTTCTCCTAGATAGGAGCGGGCCATGGTAGATAGACTGCTCACTCTTCGGTCCAACGTCACCGGCAACCGTCCGCCAGCGGGGCATCTGCCCGGTGAACTGTATGTGAACTTTGCGGACGGGCAGATTGGCGCCGTCAATACATCGAGCGCCAACCAAGACCTCATCGCCGTGCGCTACTTTTCCACCAACGCCACCTATGCGGTCGGCGACTTCGTGGTGCAGGCCGGCAACATCTACCGCGCCAAGGTGGCGAGCGCGGCGGGGGCGTTCGTCGCCGCCAACTGGGACATGGTGGCCACGGCGTCGGGGTATCTGCCCCTCTCGGGCGGCATCCTCACCGGCCCGCTGACCGTCAACGGCCTGACGACGGTGAACGCCAACTTCGTCGCTGGCCCGTGGATCGAAGCCAACTCCAGCATCCAAAACCGCGGCCTCATGATCCAGACCAGCAGTTCGCCGCGCTGGTGGGTCTACGCCGACGCCACGCCGGAGGGCGGCAGCAACGCTGGATCGAACTTCGAGATCGCGCGGGGCGCCGACAACGGCACGGTCATCGACAGCCCGCTCGTCATCAACCGCGCGACCGGCATGGTGACGCTGAATACTGGGGGTGCAATTAACGGCCCGGTCGCGACGGGTCGGCCGATCTACTTCCAGACGTCCGGCCTGAGCCGCTGGACGATCGTTGCTGACGGCGCAGCCGAGAGCGGCAGTAACATCGGGACGAATTTCACCATCAACCGCTATAACGACGCGGGAACCTTCGTCGATCAGCCGATCACTATTCAACGCAACACCGGGGTGGTGAATATCATCGGGCTTAACGTCACC